ATGAATATCATAGCTATTTTTCTGGACTATGAAATTAATTTAAATCATATTGGTTTCTTATTTGATCTAAAGTTTTTTCTGTTCCATCATTTCTTATAATTTGCCTTAATGCTTTTTGACCTGAACTGTTTTTTCTCCCAGCTAATATTTTAAAATACTTTACCTTTTGTTCGCTACCTAAGGTTTTTAGCTGTAGTTCTTTATCTTGATCTAAAAGCCAATCACCATATGCAGTATTTTGTGGCACTCTGCCAGTAATACTAGGTCTTGTATCAAGTGCGCTTACTGGCGGTTTTTCTAATCCAGGGTATTTTTTTTGTAATTTATTGAAATCAACAACAGGCACAGTAGTTGAACGACAATTAAAATGTTGGGGTGGTGTTGGGCCTTTATTATATTCAAATTTTTTACCGTCTAACCTTTGGCAAATTGGGCTAGTTCTTGAATCTAATGTCGCAACATATTCATATTTAGGAGCAACTTTACTATTTGCAGCATAAACCGCCTGACTTGCTTGGTTATACACTTGGTTTATAGAAGTTCTAACTATTGTTTGCACTTGATAATTTGCAAGTTTTGTCACAACACCGCCTTTTTTAGCAATTTGTTTAATACTTTTGCCTAAATCTTCAAAATCTAATGTTCCAACTAGTCCTCTAGCAATTTGTTGTGTTGTTTCTCCGCTAAATACACCTGTTCGTATTGCTAATGCTAATTTTTCCTGAGAACTAACAGCAATACCTCTAAATGCTTTCTCTACAGTTTGACCATTAGGCAGAGTAATTGATGCCCCTTGCCTTGCTGTTAACTCAAACTTCCCAGAGCCAAACCTTACAAAATCATCTTCAGTAAATTGTTTACTTGTAAATATATTGACCTGAGTAGGATCAGTCATAATAACTGATTCGCCATATTTCGGGCTTATGGCAACACTATTAATCGGTACATTACCTGTTGCTGTTACTTTTTTTAATTCGTTAGCAACAAACTCTGTTTGCAATAAAGCTATTCCTTGCAAATCTTTTTTAAAATCTCTTGCCGTAACACCAGACCATGTATTTAAGCTATCTTTTGCTTGTTTTATAATTGCCCTTAATCTTTTCCTTGTCTGAGGTGCAATAATTACAGCCTCTCCAGCTTTTGTTTGTCTTAAATCTATATCTCTTAACTGTTTTGCCGCTTTTAATATAATTTCGTTATAAGTTACAGCATACTTCTTAGCAACAAAATTACTAAAACGGTTGAGATCAATAGTCTCTCTGTAAAATACCTCTGGAGTTGACATTCATTAAGCTGCGTCAGGTTGTGTTGGGGCTTCCATTTCAACCAATCCGCCTGTCTGTGTTGCCTCAACTTCTTCCTCTACATCAAAATCATCACCAAGTATCTCACCACTGCTTAATTGTGTAAGCAATGTTTCTTGACTAATGGTTCCAGCAGTAAAGAGTTGTAATAAGGATTGGATCTCTTGTGGTTCTAATCTTGCTGTTACAAAATCTCTATTAACAAAACTGCTACCAGCATTAGGTTCATTAAGATATTCACTATGAAATTTAAGACAATTATCAATTAAATCTTGCATTTGCTGTGCAACAACCATCATTGTGCTGTCATTTTGAGAACGGTCTATCCTCTTGGCTTCAGCAGTTTCACCAACTAATTTTTGTCCAAGCACTGCCGCCAAAGATAATGTATTAATTTGATCTTTTATATCTTCTAACCTTTTAAACTGACTATCATAACTATCACCAGAAGGGCTGACATATTCCATTCTTGATTCTGGTGGTAACGACAATGCTTCATTTGGCCCTGTTGTTATTTCATCTGCATTGGGATAACCAAAAACAGCAAGCAAAGGAACAGAACTAATATGCAAAATATTATCTAGATCACTTTGTATCTGGTAATGTTTAAGATTTAATTCTGCTATGTCATATAAAGGGCTTCTCGATTCATACATTCCTACTCGGTTTGAATATGCAACAGAAAAAGGAATTTTATCTTTTAAACTCATTTCACCTTCTTCAAATAACTTATATTCACCTTTCTTCTCATCTTTTCTGTGTATTTCATAACGACCTGGTTCTAATACCCTTATTTGTTTAACTACCTTTTCTCCATACTGTCCATCATTTTCTACAACTTGCTCCATTAAACGTATTTGCATTAATTTTCTTACACCCTCTACTATTTCAGTTCTCCAACCAAGAATATCTTTAGGCGCATAAGTAACCCAATATGGCCTTGCCTTTTCACCTTCTTTTGGTGCATCTACTAATACACCACAGTGTCCATAAGAAATAACTGTTCTTGCTGTTTGATATAACCAGATATTTAAATCATTACCTTCTAAATCAACATCAAATAATTGCTCTCTTACTAAGTCAGATACATCATCAAGTCTGACTGGTTTTCTGACCAGCATACCTGAGAGCATCTTTTCAATACGCTGCAAATAAGGAACAACTGTTGATCTCGATAATCTAACGTCATATGAATCATCTGTCTCCCTGCTTTCCTGTGTCAAATACTTTCTATGCTCCGATCTGATTTTATATGTACCTTCTTTTAAATCTGCGATTAAATCCCAGAAATTAGACATTCTTTGATAAGCAGCATTAGGAGATGCAACCGTTGTAGGGGCTACAGTTACAGGTTGATTGTAAATATTTAGAGAGCTATACACTGTTTTTCCTCATAGTATCATTACTTTTAATATATTCTAATACCAGTTGGCTTGCCTGCTCTTCCATAAAGCAAATTAAATTCTCTATAAATAAGATAACCAAGGGCATCTACATGATGATCATAGCCATTTTGTTTGTCGGGATCTCCTGTTTTTTCATCATAACTTTGCAATTCTAAACATTCAATTAAACGAGAGCAACGGGCATGAATCTCCAAACGTCTTTCCCCTTTGCCGTTTTGTAATAGCGCATTGACGGTTGCAACTCTATCTTTGATAAAGGGGTTGCTTTTGAGAGCCATTGAACTGAAGCCGTAACTTTCGAGGATTGCAATGTCTGTTTTTGATGCGTTAATCGTTGAACGTGCTGAACCACTTGCGTCTGGGTAAACTAATATTCTGTTTGAAGGATAACGCCTAAGTATCTCTTGTGCCAACGCATCCGTATCATTTTGTTTTGATATTTCATCTATGATAATTAACTTGTTTCCAGACTTGACACCAACAACGGCATTGCAGTTCATGACGTTAAAATCCACACCGATTCTTAATACCTCCATTTTTATATCAAAAGGTATTTTATTAATTACATGGTCATTACGATTAAAACGATCATAAACCTGACCGCTTGTAAGGTTTACCCATTGACCTAACAAGTAAGCTTTAATTAACTGCGGTGGATAATTCTCATACAAAGATGGAATAAACGTATCTGGAAGATAAGGATTATCAGCCGTCTTAGCTTGTATCAATGCAGTATCAGCTTTTCTATTTTTTTCAAATGTTTCAAATGCCCAACCATGACCTTCAGGAGTTGTTGTTGCATAAAATTGCTGAACATTACCTGATCTTAATCTTGCAAGTGCCATGTTCATTGCCTGTTCCGCATCACGCTTTGGAACAGTATCTGCCTCGTCAAATCCGACAGCACAAAGGTTTTGCCCTCTTAATCGTTGATAAGTAAGCATTGTCCTAAGTAAAATCGTATGCGATCCTTCTTTCCAAGAAAGCTGATATTCGGGAAGCGGTGATGCTCTGAACGTGTAAGGTATTTGCCATTGATCTAATAATTCATTAAATGTACGAATTAAAATGTCCCTCAACATGGGTGCAGTCGGTTGAAAAACAGCAGAAACATGACCAATGTTTAGACAGGAAAGCATCACAGCCTTTGAGCATAGAGCATAAGTTTTACCAGCACCAAAGCCACAAACAAGAGCTAGTTTTCTGTGATCAATATCTTTACAAAATTTTTCTTGATGAGGTAGTAAATCCTGATAAATTCTATCAATCGTTTGTTGTGTTGTAGGCAAATCATAAGCACCGACTTGATATAAAACTTTTCCAGGGTTTGCAGTATCTAAAATGCTCACGACACAATCTGTGCAAGTTTGGCTGCTGTATTGATTGCACCAAGAGCAATATGATAATGACCAGCTTTTCTAGCCTCCATTTGTAAGGTGCTGCATTGAGCCAAAAGGTCAGCCACCATCTGGGGTCTTTCCATGTCCCAATCTCTTTTCAACTCTGCTCTAGCAATGTTTAAATACTTATCTACAGTTCTTTCTCCCACCCCCCAGTTCTCTGAGGCATAACGAACGCAGTCTGATCTACGACCACCGTTTGCAATAATACGAGCAAACTTTTGTGACCTAATAACAGTTTCTGCTTTTGTTCCTTTTTTACCCATTAACTAGATGATACACGTTTTGCTTTGTTACCTGTAAAATCCTCCCACCTTTTTACTATCACATCGCAGTATTTAGGATCAAGTTCAACAAGTCGTGCTTGTCTTTGTATTCTTTCTGATGCGATCAAAGTTGAACCAGAACCTCCAAATAAATCTAAAACAATTTCATTTTTACGTGAAGAATGACATAACCCATACTCAATCAATTCTACAGGTTTCATTGTTGGGTGTAATTTACTTGAAGTGGGTCTTTTAAAGTCCCAGACATTAGTTAAGGTTCTGTCATCAATAAAATTTTCGCCTGTTTTTGACCAACCAAACCAACAGGGTTCGTATTTGTTTTGATATTTTCCTCTTCCTAAGGTAAACACATGTTTATTCCATATGATTGTTGTTGAACAATGAAGTAAATTATCAAGTTCTGAAAACATTATTCTACCATCTGGGCCTGGCGGCCCAAATACATAAACACAGCCATCACAGGTTGACTTTATAACAGAAACAAAGGAATGACAAAAATCTTTAAAATCTGAGGCACTCATATTATCATTTTGAATATTTCTGACTTTAAATTTTGGGTGTTTTATATTCCCATAATCTATGTTGTAAGGAGGATCGGTAAAGACCATATCGGCCTTTTTGCTATCCATTAATTTTTCAACGTGAAGAATATTTGTAGAGTCACCGCATAAAAGCCGATGATTGCCAAGAATATATAAATCACCTTCTTTTGTTATTGATTCTTCTGGTACTTCTGGAATATCATCGGGGTCTGTTAACCCTTCTGCTGGTAATACTTCTGTCTCTCCAAGTAATTCTTTTAAATCATCATTATCAAACCAGGGATTTAGGTCATGCTCTTGGCTAAGTTCTTCAAGCATATTTAAATCCCATTCTGAAAGGTCGGAACTTCTATTGTCTGCAAGTGCAAGCCCAACCTTGTCATCTTCTGAAAGCCCAGTTCTTTTTACGGCAATAATTTCATTACCATCAGTTTCTATAACTTTAAGATTTTTTATCCCTGCTGCCTTTGCACCAGCGATTGTTCCATTTCCTGCAAGTATTCTGTTGTTTTCGTCAATCACTATTGATCTTGCAGCACCAAACTTTTGCAGTGATTCTTTTATAAGTTTTGAGGAACGATCAGTACGCTTACGAGCATTTTTATGATCGTTTTGTAAATCATTTATTGAAGTCATAAGTTTATAGTAGTTCAGTATTTAAAAATAACAAAATAAGACTCAATTGAGACTGTGGGTTGTTCTCACGTTCTTAAGTGTACCCAAGAATGCTTAAAACTTACCTAACCCTATATATCCCCCTATATTATCTATTATTATATTTATATATAAAACATAGAGAACATAGAGAACATATATATATA